GTAAGCATTTACATATCCTAATGTAGATACTGCACTAATATAGAATGCGTAAGTTTTAGGATTCATGTAAATATATAAATCTTCTTTTCTTAATACAGGTGCTATATTAGCAGCCATATCTGCTGTTAATGTTTGTAAGTTTGCTATAATGTTAGCAGCAGTATAAGCACCTGAAGCAGAAGATTGTATTACTGTTGCATCTGCATTTGTTCCTGTTGGTAATAAATATCCGTTAGTGTCAAGAAAACCTTGAAATTCTCCATTAGTACCGCCTGCACCATTCCAAATAGATGATTCAGCTGCATCTGCAATAATTTCACCCATGTAAGAAATTACATAATCTTCAAAAGATGGTGGTGGTGGTGAACCTGCACCTGCTCTCATTTCTAAAGCTTCCCAAGAACTTAATAATGTTTTTTTACATAAGTCAAGGTTAACTTGTAGATTCTTTGGCTCGAGAACTTTTTCAGTCATTGCAAGTGTTCCATGATCTGTAAAATCACACGTTGCATCTCTAACAACTGATGAACCAGCCATACGTTGTATATTAGACTTAAATTTGATGTTTTCAATCAATGTTAAAAAGTCTAATGATTTTGCTTCTTTTAGTGCTGCAGCTATATAAAATCCCGCTGCCTTGCCACTAAAATTACTCGTTACGTTAAATGCCATAATTTTTTATTTTTTAGTTATTAATTTTATTTATTTAAATTGTATAAAAACCTTTCTTGTTTAGTAAGTTTATTATATTGTTTTTTTGTTAATGTTGGTCTATCTGTACTAAACTTGTTAGTATTAACAGGTGCTTCAGCAGGTTTAGCAGATAATTCTGCTTTTAGTTTTTCGTTTTCTGCTTTTAATTCTTCAATACTAAACTCAACAACTTCTGTAGTTTTAGTTGTTACAGTTTTTGGTGAATCAGACTTTGGTTCTTCAATCACATCTTCAACTGTTTCTTCGCTCATTTCTTCAACATCACCTGTTTCACCTATCATTTTTTTGATGTCAGAAATAGCATCTTCTAGGTTCTTAATTCTTTTTTCCATCCCTTGCCAATCAGCAACATCAGCTTCTTCTTGATAATTATCTTCTTCTTCTTTTGCCATTTCTTCTTTTTCCTCTTTTAGATCATCAGCAGTATCTTCTTCTTCTGTTTCACTTTCCATAACTTCAGAAACAATTCCTTCTTCTTCAACTCTAAAGGATACGCCTGTATCTAGTTTGTAAGTTCCTGCAGGAAGTGCTATTGTTGTTCCATCTTCTGTTAATACAGAAACATCAACGCCACTTTCTAGTTCTTCTGCAGTTGATACTATAATAGTACCATCTTCTGTTTTTGCTTGAAATGCTAACTTTAGTTCTTCTTCTTTTTTGTCTAGTCCTAAAGCTATCAATATTCTTTCTTTAATATCCATAATTTCTTAATTTGTGTTAGTTGGTTAATATATAATAGAATAATAATTTATTTATTTGCTTTTTGCTGTTCTTGTATGATTTCATTTAGCGCCATAAGTATTTCTTCATCTGTTGGTTCTTGCTCTGACATCTTCTGCATTTTGTCAACGAAATAACCTTCAATGCTCAATCCTTTAATTTCACCTGCTTTTATTCTATCCCATAATTCATCATTGTTTATCTTCATAGAAACCATCCATGTTCCTTTAGGTAAATTATATCCATACAATTTAGACTTATCCATTTTTGGGTCTTCTATAATCCAACTTTCTGTAGTTAAAACTCCTGCAACTCTATCTTGGTGTTCATAGGTCGCTTTATGGTGATTATTATGCTTTAAATATAATTCAGCAGATTTGCGTACTGTTTCTGGACTAAAATACACATAGTATTCTTGATCAGTATTTGGATCATATCTAAATATTTGTTTGTTAGGTATCAACGCAGGACTAATTAACATCCTTTTTTCTTTGTCTACTTTTGCAAATGTTAGATTATTTTTATCTTTACCAAAAAAAACAAAATTTTCTTCTATTGCTGGTGAGTGCACCAAAGATATAGCATCAATTGTTAGTGCTTCGTTGTTTTCTTCATCTATTACTAATTCTACTATTTTTGTATTTTTCATTTGTTATATTCTTTAAGTTCTTTATAATATTCGGCGTATGTTTTTTTTCCTAATGGTGTTGGCATTTGCTTATATTTATTTGCATTTGCTTTTTCACATTCTTCTATAGTGTTATATTTACACTCACCAGTGTTCCCCCATTTTACTTTTCCGTTTTCACATTTTTTACAAGGCATATTATATAATAGATTAATTGTTAATATATTTGGTTTTTAAATTGTCGCCCTTCTTCTTATTGCTGCTAATTTATCTTGGTTATTAGTAACATCATCACTTACTACAAACGCTTGTACTGGTTCTGGTTTAACACCACCAGATAATTCAAAAGAGCCACTCATCATTTCAGGAGCAGGAGTTGCTGGTGTAGGTGCACTAATATTAGCGCCACCGCCTCCTCCACCGCCTGATCCTACATCTTGTTCCATAATTTTTTTAACATTAGCTAAACCAGACACTATAATTGCCGCTCCTTGAATAAAACCTACTGGCCCCCCTACAGCAAATGCTTTATTAGCACCAACATATGTATCTATAATTGCTTGTGCTATTGCTAATTCTTTACTTTCTCCTGCTAAACTTTGTAATGCACTTGCAAGTCCTGAAGCGGCAGACAATTGATCATTAACTTGTTCTTGTGTTATAGCAGAAATATTAGAAGCATTTTTTTTCATTGCTTTATTACCTTTATTCATTATTTCATCCATAACATCTTGGTTTACTTGCATCAATTGAGTAGTTGCTTCTGCTTGTTTTTTTGGTAACTCTATAATTCCACCTGTTGTTTCTTCATCTCTTTTTTTCCTAGCATTAAGCATATCTATTCTTTCTTTTTCCCTTGCTTTATCTTCTGCCAATATTTCCCTTTCTAATGCATTTACTTCTGTAACAACCCTTCTTCGCATTTTTAATGATGCAGTTTCTGTTTCAACAACTTGTGCTTTCAACCTTGCTAATTCAGCTTCATCTTCTGCAGAATTTTCACTTAATGCCATTTCTTGCTTTTTAATTTCCATTCTTTCTCTTGCTAACTCCAATTCTCTTTTAGTGGTTTTAGCTTCTAAATCTAAAGCTTTTTTTAGGTTTTCTAATCTTTCCTGTGCAGACTTAGTTTCATCTTCTGCTATTAATCTAGCTCTTTCTATTTCTTGCCTAGTTTCTGCTTTTTGTATCATAAATTCGTTGTCCGCATCTCTAAGTTCTTGTGTCCTTTTCTTTAATGCCATCATAGCAGAACTTTCTTTTTTGATCTCATCTGTTATACCAGAAAAAACACCTTTTGCTACATCTGCTGCTTCTTTAAATTTGCCACTAAAAACTAATGTAATTGCTTCCCCCATTCTTGAAAATCTATCCGTCAATACATCAACCGTAGCACCAAATCCAGTCAACGCTCTATCTAATTGATCTGCACCTCTTTTAGTGTTTGTAAAATAAGACACCAACGAACCAACTGCTAATACAAATACGCCTATTCCTGTACTTGCAATTCCTGCTTTTATTGTTGAAAAGGATTTTTTTGCAAATGATCCTACTGACCTAAATCCTTTTTTAACATCATTAAGTGAAACTCCCATAACTCTAAATTCGCTTGCTAAATCGCTTGCTCCTTTTTGTGCGCTTGAAGTGTCTGTATTGACTTTAAAATTTAATTCTTCTGTTTTTGCCATAATCTAAAATGATTTGCTTGTTAATATTGTCTCATGTATATATATTTTAGCACTCCATACATTTTCTACGTTGTTTCTATCTGTACATTGAACACTAATAGATTTAACATCTGCTGTTGATGTATCTACCATTGCAAATGAACCATTTACCCCTGCACCACCCCCTGAATCATATTTTGCTATGTTTCTAGTAAACCCAACAGTAAATATCATGCTATAAGACCTATCTATTCTTGCTACACCTTTAAGATTTCTATAACTAAAATTCCCTACTGTTCCTGATGTACCGCCAACTTCTAACCTTGTCAAATATATTTCATAACCTACAATACTATTAGGTTGTACATTTATAAAGCTAGAACCATCACCATTTACTGTTAAATTAGTAGGTGTATTGTCAATAGTAACACCTGATAGTTCGACCATTGTAGTTTGTCTATCTACCGCTTGGTATTTTGTAAAACCACTTGCATCTAGATATGCTATTTGATTATCACCACCACCAATTACAAATTCACCATTTCTTTGTGCTTGACCATTAACACCAACAACTGTTGCATTTTTAACACCATATAATACTTTATTGTCTTTACCTGAAATTAAACAATTACTATTTGCACCTTTTGTTTCATTATCTGATCCATTTAGTATTGTATTATTAGTTCCTAACGCTGTTTTGCCACCCTTTGTATTGTTTGTAATATTATTAAAACTTGTATCTATAACACTTGTTGTTTTAAATGCTCTACAAAGACCTGCCTGTGAATCGTAAGTATATCCATACGCTTCGCAACTTAATTCACTAGGAATTAGATCATTGTTAGTGCCATCAGTAAATAATACTTGTCCATCAAGTGTTACTCTATAAGGTTTTATGGTTTGTCCTGTTAAATATTCCATTATGGTATCAATATTAGTTCGACACTAGCTAAATCGCCAGGTTTGTAATTAATTTTATTTACTCTATATAATCTATTCTTTATTTGTATTTTATCATAAAATCTAAATTCTGTTATATCTGCTCCTGTCAATAACATTTTAACTGTTAATGTTCTAGTATCTGGATGATATAATTCACCATAATAACCTTGATAAAATCTAGCAAATAACGTATTTACTGGACTATCACCTATACTAATTAACTGTTGCGTTCCAAATACATAATCATCGTTTGTAAATTGTGATGGTATTTCTTCAGTATGACTAAACACAGCATAACTAAATTGATTAGAACCAACAACACCACTTTCAGCAGGAATATGATATGTAACTCCTGGTGCGCCTGAAGATATTTCATAAGGTGTAGAAAAACAATTGTACAATATTCTTGGTGCGTTTTCTATTGCTTCAAATTCTGTTCCATCATCGTTTGCTCCATAAATAGCTGGTGCAATAAAAGTTGGATAATCAGGAAAAACAGGTTTTATTACTGTTGATGCAAATGGCACTACTTCTATTTCTTCTTCTCCTGTTAATAATGTATAATTTGATTGTGTAAATTTTAAACTTCCATACATATGTTGTTGAGTTGCCGCTTTATATACTTTATATGGATAATCTTCATCTTCTGTAAATTTAAAAACAGTTGTTTTATTTAATTCTAATGGTTTTAATTGTAATTGATCATCATCGACTTTATTTGTCCAATCTAATATTTTAGCATCTGCATTGTTTAGAAATATATCATCATAAGGTTCTATAAGTATGTTAGTTGGATTCTTAGGGTCTTGTAACGTTATAAGGTTAAACATTGTCAAAATACCTTTAAAAAACTCAAATTGATTCAATTCGCCTCTTAGTGTGTTCATTAATGTACCGCTAACAACAGTATCTAAGGAAACAATTGCATGTATGCTTGATGGTAAAGTTACTGCAGAGCCTATAAAAACTTCTCTAGATATTTTTAATGTATTACCCCCAATATTAGGTGTCCACTTCCATTGTAAACTGACAGTCTCTGTATTTTGTAAAGTAATAATTAATTGTTGGACATTTATTTGATTAAAATTACCAGCAGGTAAATTCCATGTTTGTAAATTATATACATTTCCATTACTATCTAAAAACCTTGTTTGCAAAGTTCCTGCGCCTGTTTTTTTTGTTCTTAAATTTGCGTTTAATTTATATGTTGTATTATCTTGTGGCGAAGTAAATGTACCTGTTGAACTGTCATAACCACTTTCTGTTTCCCAATTTGTATTACCGACAACATCAAAAACTATATTACTAAAAGAAGCTCCTGCTGATTGACCTTCAAATGTTTTATATTGAGCAATTCCATTCACAGAATAATCTGTTGGACTAAAATCATTACCCCAATTAAAATCCATAAATAACTTTCCAAAATCTGTTGTGTCAAAAAAATTAGATGTCCATGTAAATCCTGCATCTTTAAATATTTTATTCATTAAATATTTTATTTGTATCCATGGTCTAAAAGCATCTGATAATTTATTTATATAAGGCATATTAAGATTTGCACCTGTACTATTAGCATAACTTTGAGATGCTGAATGTCCTATAGTTCCTGTCCAATCGCAAAAAGGATATTTTAATACATTTGTTCTATCCGCCGCCAAACTACTATCTCTGGCAAAACTTTCTGGCACTAAATCATTTAATAATTGGATGCCTAAACCATCTTGCCAACTATCTTGTATTTTTGTCCTTTCATAATTATGCGATAATTCGGTTAAATCTATATCTGAAAATGTTTTGTTTTGTAAAATATCTGCTAATGCAATTGCTTCTGAATATAAATTGACATTATAACTAATTTCTCCTTTTTGTGTTTTTATTTCAATTAATCTTAAATATCCTTGAAATATAGTATAACCATTTTCCTTAAGTATTGCCTGTGTTTGTTTGTAAGGATTAAAAGATATACCTGTATCTTTTCTTGTAACATCAAAAATATTATCAAATATTTTATTATTTCTTTTTGTTGCAGGTAAATTAAAATCTTTAGAATAACTTTGCACCTTTTCAGCTACATTTTTAAAATCATCTACACTTAATGTTAATGGTATTTCTTCTTCTTCGTATAGATCAACTATTACTTGACCATCTCTAGGTTGACTATTTGCTGTTGGTGTCAATGTTGTAACCCTAACTGATGTAATATCTAAAACTTGGTTATTATTAGCTACATAATTTAATACTAAAACTTCACTTTGACTTTGTGCTGTAAATATTATTGGATTTGTGTTACCTGCTACACTTATATCTGTTATTGGTTGATAACCTAAACCACCTAAATTATTAGAATACCCAAAAGCACCTAATAAAAAAGTAGGATTTCCTGTTGTAGCTGGAACTGTTACATTTATAACTAATTGATATTGTTGACCTACAACTAAACCATTTATCCTTTGATATATTCCACTTTCACTACCTAAAGCATTATTACCTGTGAACCTTACTTGACCTGCAATAACTGTTGGTGGTGTACCGCCTGACGTTGTGAACCTTTGCCAATTTGTAGTTGGTGGTGATGTTGCAAGCGCATCTATTGCTAATTGACCTGTTGTTATTGTTGTGTTAGTAGAATTAACTGCACTATTAAATTGTGATCCATCTGTTACAAGTTGAGGAAAACCTAACCCTGCTGTATATTGGTAACCTTGATGGTTTTGCGGGAATACTACTAATTGTACTGACATATCTAAACTCTTTGTGTTCTTCTATCTGATGCTCTCTGAACATCAAAAGTATATTGTATTAATTTATCGTTGCCCCTTGTTTTCCTTGTATAACTTGAAGTTGTTACAGTAACAGGCTCAATATATCTATTTACGTTACCAGCATTTAATATAGCGCCATCTGTATTGTATCCATTTAATATATATACTTCTGTGCTATTGATCAATTGCTCAAACCATATTGCATCCGTTTCTGTTACAAAATCAGTATTCATTTTAATGCTTTCTCTAGTATTAACTCTAAAATTCTTCTCTCCACCTGTTGAGCCTCTATTAGAATAATTATTACTGTTCCATGTTCCTGCTAACTGTGTATAATTAGTTCTATTTGTTGACAATGTTCTAACTGATTTCTTTCTAAATGTATAATAATCCCAAACTCCATGTTTATTTAACCATACTAACCTTATTGATTCGTATTTACAATCACTTTTTACTATATTAATTCTGTACTCATCACCAATAACTATAGGTTGAGAAGTTGGTGATTGTTGGACAGGTTGCAAAGTATAGTATGAAACATTTGCTTTGTGTGTGTTCCAATCTGCGTATGTAACATTGTCTGCTATATATGCACCATCTAAATTAGCAGGAAAAGCCCCAAAATAAATTAGTCTAGTTGTTGCAAAAGTATTTGTGTTAATATCAGGAGCATTACCTGAATAACCACCATTTGTTTGTCTGTTTTCTACTTCTATTGTACTTCCTAATTGAGCATTTGCATCATCAAACAATTTTATTCTAATTAATCCTACACTTTTTGGACTAATTGTAGAATTACCAACATTAAAACTATTTGTAGCAGAAAATAAAAAATTTAAAAATGGCAATGTACCATAATCTGTTAATCTTGCTTCTTGCGTTAATGGTGCATCTGATAACATTTGACCATTTGCTGTTGTAGAAGTAAATCCTGAATTTTGTATAATATAAGATGGTCTTGTTGTGTCATCAGTTGCCAATAAATTATATCCATAATCAAATCTTCTTCCTGCTTGATTGCTAAATTTTAATATATCTGTATCATATAAAACTCCATTAAATATTAATAAATCACTATTATAATTTGCAACTAAGTTTGGATCTTTACCTACAGCATTAGGATTGTTAGCGTCTGCTCCTAAATATTCCATTGTAAATTTTACTCTTACATATTTTATAGCGTTTTGTGAAATACTATATCTATCTATTAAATGTATAGGATGATAATATCTAGGTTGATCATTAAGTAAAAATGAATTGCCTCTCCATGTTGTTTGCACTGTTTCACCTGTAGATATTTCTGTATTAACACCATTATAATCTGGACTAACATAATTTTCTAATATTGTGCTTAATTCAAAAATTCCAACACCTTTATCGTTTGGAGTAGATTTAAATTCACCAATTATAGACGTTGTTTGACTTAATTCTGCAGAGTTAGTAGCAACTCTAATTTCTACTAAATAATTTACATTAGTTTTAGTTGTAACTATATTGCCAGTGGTTTCATTAACAACAAATATTATTTCTTGTCCTGCTGCTAATGTATTATATAGTGGTCTTTGTGTAATTTGTAATGCCATTCTAATTTACTATTGTTTGTGTTATGTTTTTTGCTATATCTTCTCTTACATTTTTTAATAATTCACCACCAAACTGTTTAATTCCTAAACCTAAAGGTTTCTGATAAAAACTTATTCCTTTAATTCCTTCTCTTTTTATTTTCCTAGCAAATAAGAATGCTAAACTTAAATTTGAAATAAATCGCCCTGTTTTTTTATCTCTACCTTTTATTCTTTTTTTGCTTATCCATTTTGCCAATATATCTGATGGTGGTTGTTTTGTTGTATATTCAAAAGGACTTTTAACTATTTTTCCATCATAACTTTTGTAACTTTGTTTCTTTTTATTTCCTGAAACGCCTCTATCTACATATGCGCCATAATCTGCCATATAGAAATTTACTTGAAAACCTTTTGTGGTTTTTACTACTTCAAATTTGATAGTTTTTTCTAAATTTGTTTTACCACCTTTTTGTTTTTGCAAATTACCTTTTGCTCTATTGACAACTTGCTTACCAAAAGATTCTAAATACCTTTCTATATTTTTAGTTTTCATTATGTTAATCCTACAAACATTTCAACTTGACAATCTGTACTTCCTGTTGGTCTTGCTTGAATACTTGCAATATCTTCAAAACTTGTAAAACCAGGTGATGTATCCGCTTCTGCAACCATTACTTCTTCACCATTATATAATATGTGTGAACTTAATGGTCTAAGTTTGACTTGGTAATTTGTTGCTGTTCCAACTATTGCTACATTAACTGCATCTGTTGAACTTAAATTTGTTATTCTAACATAAGCTGTATTTTCCACATCTAAAGCACCTGCACTTGTATGTGGTGTTGATGCAAAAGTTGCTATTGTTGTTGTATTAGAATGCGCACAAGTTAATATTCTTTCAAATACATCTACTATACCTGTTGTTGTTACTGTGTTTGTTGTGCCACGAACTGCACCGTTCAAGGTAACTGCTTCTGTGATTGTTGTTACTAAATCTGCCATATTTATTTGTTTTTAATTAAATCTAATATTCTATTTATTTTTTCTTTTATTTCACTCATGTTTTCTGCGTTTCTTTCATGGTGCTTTTCAAATGTTTTTTTAACCTCTCTTATACTAAAAAAAAAGAATTGATACAAAGCATAAAAACACCCTACTAATAAAACAAGTGTTATACCATAACTTTCTATTAATTCAAATACTTCATTCATCTTTATCTATTTCTTTTAATTTACTTATTGCCCAATTTATACCTGATGAACCACCCCAAGCATCCCACATAAGACCACCACAACCTTCTGAATATGGTACATCTTTATGTTGTTGATGTCTTTTAAAACTAGCCATGCGTGCAATCGTGTCTCTCGAAATCGGTTTTCTATCTGCCAAATAGGCTGACCTTGTCCATCCTACCCTTGTTCCACAATCACTTCCGTTTTCTTCTTTCCATTTTCTAGCACGTTTAGCATTATTAGTTGCTGCTTGTGGGTAATCTGTATAACTTTTTAGCTTTATACTAATTGCTTCTAATTTTTCTAATAATTCGTTATAGTCCATAAGTTATTTTTGGCGGTATTAGTTGTATTGTTAATTTGCCTATTTTAAATTTTATCATTTGCCTATTGCATTATTTTCCATTGGTATAAAACAAGTTTGAAAATCATTTTGTACTATTATAGATAGTGGAAAAACCCAACCTGTAAGTAAATTATCAAACCTTTCTTCAAATGGCTCAAAAGTAAAATCACCTTCTGCAAAATACACTGGTGCATTTATGTCTAATGATAATTGAGATTGCCATTGAGAATGTCTAAAAACACCTACTATATCTGTACATATTTGCAAACAGTCATTAAGAACTTCTTGATTATTGCTTAAATTATCTGCTGATTGAAAATTAGCATTTGTCCAATCTTTTTTTTCACTTACTAAATCCATTATAAATATTTGGAAATTATATGTTAATGTAGATTGACCTGTTGCAACATTTACAGGATTAATATGCATTAATGGAAATTTAGTATTTTTTTCTAAATCAATGTCAAATATATCACCTGTTGTAGTAGTGCTTATTTGATCATGTTGATTGCCTAATTCTTTTAATGTATCAATTATATTATTATATGTTTTATTTTGTACTGCCATTTAAATTCACTTGTTTTGTTATATCTAAATCTGTTTCATAACTTAACCATGTTAAACATTCTAATAGATTAAGTTTTGTAATTTTTTCTAAATTTACTATTTGACCGTTAGTTAATCTGTACATCACTCCAAACCAACCCCACTTTTCGGCAAAATCACCATCTACTATTTTTTCTTTATCATTTGAGTTGTTTGTTCCGTCAAATATAATAGCATAGTCATTAAGTATTTGTTCACGAAATTCCAAAAAAAAACCAGTGCACCTTGCACTTGTTCAGCGGTCATTTTTTTCATTTTTTCTGTCCTAATCCTAATATTACCATCGTACGCTTGTATTGAATAAACATCCTTTTCTTTTTCAACTATTGGTCTATATAAAATTGCCATAATTTCAGGCATTTTCTCTTTTATTCCATTTTGTATCATAGTTTCTAAATCTGCATATTCTCCTAACGTAATTTCTTCTAAATTAGGATGGAAACCATACTGTTGTCCATCTATAGTTATTATTTGATGTAAAGAACTATTTTCTTCTAATTGTAATTTAGAAACGTATTTCATAATTGTGGCTATATCCTGGATACTTAACTCTTTAATAAGTTTTTTAGGTATTTCAGAAATGGCACTTATAGTTGCTAACGCCTCTTGACTTGTAACCTTTTCTGTTGCCTCAATTAATTTTATCCAATTTTCTAATGTTACATCTGACCAACTTTTTATTATATTATACTTTTTTGTTTTACCGTTTTTCTTAATTTTTACTTTCATATTGTTTTCTTTTATATAATAGAAATTTGTTTAATTTAGTTTACGATACATAATATTTACCATAATTATTATCTATCTCATAATACATACGCATTGCCATAGCATCAGAATAATCAGGTGATCTACCTATAATTGCTTTCACTGTATCTTTAGGAACTATTTGTAATTTATTATCTTTATCTGCATCTTTTGTCCTTACTTGTTCTAATTCTTCTATAATATTGTTTTTAATATTTACATCATGACAATTAATACCAATTTGTCCTTTATTAATTAAATCTGCCATTTTATAATAACATTGTGTTTTTAAATTTTGATAGTTTTCTTTTTTAATTGCTCTTGCGTTATTTACAAAACCAGTACATCGTAAGAAATCTTTCGCTCCACCACCAACTCCATCTTCATCAATTATAATATTACGTAGTGGAACACCATTTTCTTGTTGCATTTGCCGAACATTGTCTACAACGTCATTTATAGCGCTTCTAAGCAACGTTTGTATTTTTTTAATATGCAACCCTTCCCAATACATAATAATCGTTCTATCGCTTCCAAAACGTGCTACATCACAACTAATATACTTTTCTCCTTTTGTACCTGTTTGATCAAATAAATTTATTATTGCATCATAATCTATTAAATTGTCTTTTGTTGCATCATATTCCCAGTTACCATATAATAATCTTTGTTTTGACAATTCATCTAAAGTTAATAATTGCTTTTTGTAATATTTGCTTATATAATCATTATCATCTACTAGACTTTGTATAAATTTACGATATGGTTTTTGTTTACCTTCTTTGCTTGGTCTATAATATTGAGTGTAAACCCAATTTTTAGCAGGATTGCATGTCATTAATAATTTTGGTATAAGATTGTATTGATCAAGTTTATAACGTATTCTACTTGAGACAATATTTTTTGCTTTTTCTGTTATTTGATTTGCTTCATCTATAAATGCACCAGTAATTTCAAGTGATCCTAAATTATCAAAATTCTTATCTGATGGATATAAAAACAAATCTTTTAATATTATTTCTGATTTGTTAAAAAAAGTAATTACGTTTGAACTTGCGTTAAATTGATAATGCTGGTTTGCTATTAAATTGTACATTTCACAAACTTCGAAAAAAGTATTTAATGTTGTTTTTTTTAAACTATCTAATTTAGAACGCCCCATTAAATATCTTGTTTTGCTATTTTTAAGGCACATTAATATTAACCATAAACAACCAACAAATGATTTGCCACCACCTGCCGCTCCACCAAATAATACCTCTGTTGTACTTTGATCAAATAAATATTTTATAGCAATTTTTTGAGTGTTTGTAAAATTTGCTACTGCCCATTCTTTGTTATTGTTCAATACCATCTATATTAACCTTAATTTTGACAGGTTGTGCTGATGTTAAATCTAATTCTTGTTTCTCCACATATCCTCTTTTCTTACCTTTTGTTTTTAAATAAAATATAGTTGCAGATGTACTACCATCTTTTATTTGTGAATGTAATTGACTTTCTGCAAAATCAAGTGCTATATTTTCTATT